CGAAGTCGCAGGCAGTGCACAGCAAGTTTTCAAAGAAGACTTCAATTTAAAATCAATTGATGTTATTCCAGTATCTGATCCTAACATGCCAACAGAAGCACATAGGATTGCAAAGATAAATGCTATTATGTCTATAGCTCAACAAAACCCTGCAGCTTATAACATGCAACAAATTAGTATGGAGTTATTTGCGGCTATGGGCGTTGAAGAGCCACAAAGATATTTAGCACAATCACAACAACCTATGTCAGCTAATCCTATAACAGAGAACATGGCTGCTATGAAAGGTACACCACTACAAGCACAGATGGATCAAAACCATGATGCACATATTGTAACTCATGGAACTATACTGCGTAATCCTGCGTATAAAGAAAATCCTCAATTACAACAAATACTAATGGCACATATTACAGAACACTTAGCTATGAAGTACCAACAAGAAATGATGATGATGATTGAAGATCCTCAAGCACAACAAGCATTAATGATGGCACAGCAACAAGGTCAACCACTTCCAATGGAAGTACAAAACCAAATTGCATTAATGGCAGCTAACGCTTCTGATAAAGTATTACAATTTGATGAAGAGAAAGCTAAAATCATGGCTGGTGAAGAAGATAAGAATGAACAACTAGAAATACAAAAACAAGATCTAGCATTACGTGCACAAGCTGAAATGAATAAACTTAAGATGCATAATGATAAGATGGATCTTGAAGAAGCTAAGCTTATGACAACTGATGAGAACGAAGATGAAGACCGTGCTCTTAGATTGAAAGAAGCTGAGATGAGGTTTGCCAGTGATATGGCAAAAGACGCTGCCAAGACTATGGATGCGGCAGTCAAAATAACGCGACAATAAGGAGGATATTATGCCAAGTAACGCGATGAAAAAACCTGCCCTTCAAAGAAATAAGTCTATGGACAAAGGTATTAAAGTAGGGGGCAAAACTAAACCTAGAGGACCTAAGAAAAAAGTAGTTGGTAAAAAAACAAAACCAGCTAAAAAGCAACAAGGCTACAATGCTAGACTTGATGAATCTTTAGGTATGAGAAAAGGTAAAGCTTCTAGTAAGAAACAAGGATACAAATCTAGAAGAGACGAATCCAAAGGTATGGAAAAAGCAATGGGCAGAAGAGCTTATGCTTCAGTAGGTACTATGGATAAAGGTAAAAAGAAAAGAGGTTAGTATGGCGAAGAAAGCTAAGAAATCTACAAAGAAATCTAAAGCTAACCCGTATACTAAACCAGGTTTACGAGCTAGATTGTTGTCTCAAATAAAGGGGCAAAATACTCATGGTACTGCCGCAGGACAATGGTCCGCTCGTAAGGCCCAACTACTGGCTAAAAAATATAAAGCAGCTGGTGGTGGTTACAAATCATAATGGCGTTAACTAGAGCACAGAAAAGTTTAAAGGATTGGGGTAAACAAAAATGGCGAACGAAGTCTGGGAAGAAGTCAAGCGTTACTGGAGAAAGGTACCTCCCGGCCAAAGCGATCAAGGCCTTGACC